TACTTGTAAAACCAGCTGGTAACGCAATACGCACGCCACCATTAGTGGTAAAGCCAGCGGTAGAATAAGCGTTTGTAGGACCGCCTTGAACGGCTTCGAGAGGAACAAAATTGGTTCCATTGACGCTGCCCTGGAATTGAATCGTACCAACCCAAGTTCCAGTGATAAGAGCGTATGCGGAAGAAACGTCGTTTATTGGAAGGTTTAATGTAGCGTTTAACGCTCCAAGCGTTCCCGTAGTAGAATTGTCTGGTTTAATAGTGTAAAGAGAAGCGCCTGTTTGCGCACTAGACCCAATAATGTTACCGTTGCCGTCAAGCGTATAAGCATTGGTTAAAACGTTTAATGGACTATTTGGATTATAAATTTGCAATTGATGTGGGTAATCAGCTGCATCCCAACTTACTGTAGCCGTACCAGAAGTCCAAGCGGTCGCAATCGCTCTTACTTGAAAATATCCAGCGCAGTTTAATTGTGCGGTTGTATTAATTGTGGTTGTATTGGAAGCATAAGATCCCGTAGATGCAAAATAAACGTATATGTTAACCCAGTTATAGTCACCATTATGAGCTTGGAAAGTTATACTGCCAACCCAAGTCCCACTAATGTTAAAGTATGCGCTTCCGTATCCTGCCGTGGCAGCTACTACCGTTTGGTTTAATGCGGCAATGGTTCCCGAACCCTGCGCTGAGCTAGCCTGAGAAGTAGCAGCAAGTGCTTGAGAGGCACTTAAAATGGCGTTTGCAGTACCGCTCGTATAAGAAGTTACTATCACTCGTACATTAGTAGAACCGCCGACTGGAATAACACCTAAAATTGTTAAAGTGTTTGCTGCACTAAACGGATAGCTGCTTGTCACATTGCCATTAGATGGATTTAGAAAAGAGCAGGTTGCCCAACTAGTTCCTCCATCAATAGAACATTGAGGAGTAATAGTACCGATAAAAGTACCAGCAGCCATTTGAAAGCCGACCGTCTGTAAACCGGTCATTGAGATAGATACGTTGGCATTTAAAGCACCAAAAGCCACGGGAGCAATGCTTGTATTTGGTACCTGAACGTTTAGAAGTTGTTGAGCAGCATAACCATTGCTTGCAGAAGTTATTGCATTGCCAAAGCCGTCATATAAATTGCTTGCAACGCGTAGCGTCTGGGCACCAGTAGCGCCAGCGCCAAAACTAGCAGCTCCAGTAGCATTTCCGATTTGTGAAGCGGTTCTTATGGTGCTTGCACCAACGGTACCGTAATTAGTATCAACAGTAGTTGGTAGATTGGAAACTGTTACAACACTAGCGCTTGTGGTCGGAGAAATAATTAATCTACCGCTAGAGTCTAATTGAATAGCTGATTGTTGACCTGTAGTTAAAGTAGGTAAGGTAGAGTTATACTGACCACCAGCTAATTGCGAAAATGAAGCTACAGTCCCAGGAGTTACAGGTCCATCGGACTGATCTTTAGTTATCCAGGGAGATGTTCCTTGATTAACAGAACCAATGTTGTTTGCACCAGCTGGGAGTGCTGTTGAAACAGTTACCAACCAAGGAGTAGTGTTGGCTGTATTGCCAGGTTGAACAGTCCATGTTCCGGACTGTGTAGAGGCAAATGTAGTATTTCCAATAGAACCACCTGCTTGAAAAGGTGAGCCCAATGTAGTATTGATCGTAGTGAGTGTATTATTTCCAGTAGTTTGAAGAGCAGAAGTAGCAGCGCCAGTTGGTAAACTTATGGTTCCTGAAATATTGTTAATATTCCAAGTGCCGGACTGTACGGCAGAAATAGAATCGGTACCACTAGCTAGGGTCCAGGTTCTACCTGTTGTCCACGTTCCACTTTGAGTAGCAGCAACGGTCCAACTACCTGATTGGGATACAGGAAGTGCAGATTGATTTGAAGCGATTGTAACGGGCAGAGAAGCTGCCATGGTCGTTTGCCCGAGGGCAATGGCAGATCCGCCAACCTGTGTAAGATTTTGTGTCCAAGGCGGAGTGCCTTGTTGGACTGTCCAGGTACCTGACTGTGTGGCGGCTACGGTACCGCTAACAACCCAAGGAGAAGTACTTTGAGTAACAGCTACGGTGGTATTTGTTAAGAATACGTTTAAGGCATTGGAGGTGGAATTTAATGAGTTACCAGAAGCATCGCTTATGGCCACCTTTAATTGTCCTGTCGACAATACATCCGTATAATAATCCGGCAATCCATTGGTAGTGGATATTCCTCCAAGACGCACTGGCAACGTATCATTTACTCCAGTAAGATCGGCCATTTAGAGTATCCCAATCTCTTTCAATTTAGGTCTATCCCAAAGTTCGGCGGTAGGAAATTGTGTTTTGAACCAACTCCATTTGATTTTAGGTTTAGGCCTCATGTAGCCTTTTATTTCTATCCATTTGTTTTCATTAATGATAAATAGATCAGGACGATAGGAGCTACTGCCCGGTGATTCGAAAGTTTTTGGTTGCCATTCAAAATCTATTTTGTTACAATTAATATATTCAAAACTTAACACTGCCGAGCCAGGATGATTGTGATTCACAAAATCCTTAACTTCCTGTAATGTGTGTTTTTTACTCATATATCTATTATATCATAAAAAAGCCCATCTAAAACATAGTTCTAAATGGGCAACTATCAATAAAATCAACTAATTGTTAATTTTGGTTTCCTTCGATAGTCACGTAAACGTCAAAAGCTAACAAATCGTTGTTGGTTATGACAACGTTAACCGTACCAGCGGCAGCAATTGTGGGAGGAGCAACGACTGTCATGTCAATGTTAGGTGATGCCGTACTGTTAAAACCAACAAAAATTGTACTTGCTCCGTTTTGAACAACCGCTTTGATCTTACCAGAACCGCTAGCCCATACTCGTTCCAGGCTGAATGTGTGACCTGCGGCGACTGTGTAGGTAAAGGTGTGACTTGCACCAGCAGCCAAGGCTACGGAAGTAGCGTAGAACTGAATTGGGGTACCAGGAACAGCCGAAGTGACCGTAACAGGCAATGGGTTCGTAATGCTAGCGGCAGAAGAACCAACGTATACAGTCGTTCCGCCGATTAGGTTGGTGCCAGCAGGAATTGGGGTCTGAAGGTTGACATCCAGATTGCCTGCTGCATCCAATTGCAATGAAGCTTGTTGACCATTAGTCAGAGTGGGAGGAGTGCTGTTATAGATACCACCGGCCAGATCAGATTGGGCGGCAGCGGTTCCACCAGTAGCAGAACCTAGGGCGTCGAATGTGACGACCCATGGCGAAGTACTTTGCGTAACAGCTACCGTACCACTAACAACCCAAGGGGATGTGCCTTGATTAACAGAACCAATTGTGTTAGTACCGGCAGGCAATGCCGTAGCAACAGTTACTAGCCACGGAGTGGTATTAGCTGTGTTTCCAGGTTGAACGGTCCAGGTGCCTGATTGACTAACAGGTATGGCAGATTGATCAGAAGCAAGAACTACGGGAATAGAAGAGGCGGATACCTTTTGACCCAAAGTAATGGCTGATCCACCAACTTGAGTTAAATTTTGTGTCCAAGGTCCGCCTGATTGAGTTACAGCACCAATAACGGCTGAGCCAGCAGGTAACGGACTGTTAGGCGATAGAGCAACAACTAGAGCGGGATCGGCGGCAACAGCAGCGGTAGAGGCAGCTTTTACAGCAGCAGGACCGTTTGTTCCATCCGTAATTTTGGTTGACCATGCATTCGCAAGAGTAGCAGGCGTTCCTTGGTTGGCACTTACCCTAAGAGTTTGTGCGTCAGTAGCGCCAGCACCGAAATCAGCAGCACCAGTAGCATTGCCAATTTGAGCAGCAGTACGTAATGTAGTTGTACCAACGGTACCGTAATTAGTATCATAACCTAGGCTTGCGGCAGTTGCAGCAACCAAAAGATATCCATTGGCGTTTAGTTGTAATGCCGATTGCTGACCATTGGTCAATGTTTCCGGAGTAGAATTATAAATACCGCCAGCAAGCAACGAATATGCTGAAGCAGTTCCAGGAGCGGCAGGACCACTTCCTGGCATTACTACCTGAAGCCATTGAGAACCCCCTATGGCTTGGGAATTAATTGCAGTGCCTAGGCCATCAAATAAGTTACTACTGATGTGACCGGCAGAACTGATTGCGAGGAGTTGTGAAGGAGTGGTGCCGTCCGCAAGAAAGGCAACAACATCGCCATTGGTCTGTGTACGAACTGGAAGTGATGAATTAAAATCAGCCATTTATCTGTCCTTTATTTAGAAGCTTCTGCTAGTTTCTGCTCAAGTTCTTTTTCTTTATCCAAAGAAATTTGTATACTAACCTTTATACGGGCAATTTGGTCTTCAAATTCCAGCACTCTAAGTTCCTGCTCTTCGCGTGCAGCATTTACTCTTTTGTACTCTACTTGCAACTTTTTAAGTTCATATGGAGTCATAATTACCTCTTATTTAAGATTAATGCCTTTAACAATTTACTACGCAATTTCTAATACTTGTATGCGTGCATTAAAGGCTGCAGCATTTGGCCTTGGATTGGTTACCTGAATGATAACCACATCTCCACTATTCAATGCAAGTCCATTTGAAGTACCAGTTGTGTAATCAAAATCAGTAGTTAAGTCACTACCAAACATCGTTCTTCGTGTATCAAAAAGAGCGCTGTTGTACAAAATATCGTATCTTCCTATGTTGTCTCCGGATGCATTGGCACGTTCTAGGATAGCTGTGTAACCAATGGGTACCGTATAGGCGACCAACGTGACAGTCGCATTGGCTGCAACTGTAAGTACTTGATTATAAATACTCCTTACCGTTTGGCCAGTAACTGGTGTTTCTACAATATTGACATTGATGGAACCGTCTGCATTTACATTAAGTAAGTCACCGCTAGGAGATCCCTTAATCTCGACTACGCTTGCTTCAATCGTGCCATCAAACTGAACAGGTATCGGGTTGTCTGGGCCATACAAATTGCCGTATGGGTCAACAGGGATCACCCTATCAGCTACGGTGGGGTCCATCTCATAGATGGCCTTGTAGTGATCCGCATCGGGAATATTTGCCTTATTTTGTTCTTGTGCGTAGAAGTAAGCTCCAGCAGCAAGCGTGTAGGCAGAAATATTTTTAAAATTATCTGGACTTATTAGGCCGTTGGGACCAACAATAAATTGGGTAGCGGAAAGAACTCTTTTGACTTGAAGGCTTAGGGGAGGCAATCCAGTAGCACATAAGACTATGATTTGCTTGACTTTTACACCTATAGTGTCTGCAACCGTTACCACGCCAAACGCTGAACCATCGGCAGTAAATGCTGTGGGAGCAACGGCAGGTATCGTTCTTTCGAACGCCATACAAGCTTTTCCTTTTCCTAACCCATTCGTCCATAACCCATGTTACGGATATATTAAAGAAAATGACCACCCATGTAGTCTTTTCTTATATTTAAGATTGCCCTAGCGCCAAGATATTATTACGTGACAGGCATTTTTGCAGGTGCAAAAATTTTTCTCTTTACACCAACCTACCCAGTCAAATCCGTCGTAATAGATGTCAGGCGCTAACCCAAACCATCCATATCCAAAATAATATGCACTAAACTCGTGATCTGCAGGAGGTACAAAAATTTGATATCCCAGTGCTCTGAAATACTGTATTATATCATGTATGCTTACACGGGGGGTCATATAAAGACCAACAGAGAATTTTCCTTGGGCAACCGCTTGTGCAATAGCCTGCGTAGCACTGTCTTGCCACTGCACATTGGCAGCAGTAACGATAGCATCCATGGAGGCAGCAGCAGCTGCGTTACTTTGGGCTTTAGTTGGTGTTGACATAGTCTCCTAAAAGCAAAAAAGGCTACCTAGGCCGCAAAGCGCCCTGGCAGCCTTAATTTTTAGTGCGATACTAGAAATTACGGTAAGCTACTTCCAGGATCGTTATCATTAGCGTCTTCATTATAACCAATGGTACCCGTGTAGGAGATATTCACCTTAGAGGTAGCCCTTGCGTTATAATTCGTGTTATGACTAGTGGGAACACAATTCAAAATCGTTTCAATTGTTTCGCCAGTTTGTCTATCGGTTACTGCAATTGTGAAAGGATCAAACAACAAAAGATCCTGAACAAGGGGAACCGCAGGCAATGTATGCACGCCAGCTCCCACAACTCTGAATCCAGAGCAGTTGACGTTCACGATTTCACTTGAAGTGATAGCAATTTCGTCTGCTGCATATCGCCCCAAGATAAAGATGGGTTCAGTGCCTAAGTTACTTGAAACAGTACAGCTTTCGAAAATACCGACCAATTGATTATTAACATAAACCTGTGCCCGTGCACCAGTGATTACTTTACCACCATTTTTGGTGGTATAATTCTTTGGTAACGGATTTGGGCTTGAAGGATTGCCTGCCATTTTATTCTCCTTTTAAATTCCTATATTATTAGCTAGCCGATGATTGAACTTCGGAAATATTGATGCTGATTGGCACGAAGTAAATTGCCGTAGCAAGTTTAATTTCGACCGCAACAGTCATAGTAGGTCCGAGAATACTGACGCTTTGGTTCTTGTAACCAAGGGGCGCATCGTCACTGGCCGCGATAAGTTTAATTTTCTTGTAGCCATCCATCTTTTGAGCTAAGTAGCTCAAAGCGGTGGTAGCATCGACGTCTGCCAAACTCTTACCAACAAACGCGCTTTGGAAGCTAGAAGCAAGGTCAAGAGCAAGTATGTCTGAACAATAAACAGCTTGAATGCTGTTGTAAACGAAGTTCGTGTCATATCCGTAGGTTGTTTGATCGCTAACCCAACGATTACCAGCGGTATCTTGGGTGAGGATCAGAAGACCTGCGCTAAGAGCATCTTCAACATCGCCGGGGTTACCAGAATCAAATCCAACTGGATCTGCGAAACTGATAACGTTAGCATACTTGTTACAGATTGACTTATAGAATCCACCAGCTTGCATACCAGCAGCAACAACTGCGTTGTACCAAGGTTGAAACGAGGTAATAATACCTTGCGAGTTAACTTGAGTTGGGCTTTGGATAGCTAAAGAACAACGATAGTTAGCAAGACTTTGCGCTTCCGCAGCAGCATTGGCATAAGTATCAAGTTGCGAAAGGATGCAGATTCGATTCTTTTTCAAAGAAGGAGTACTGAATTCAATGCAATGATTCTTAGTTCCTGCGTTGATAGCGGCGATGGTATAGGTAGAAGAAGGATCTGTAAGGCCTGCTGCAATGTCTAGACTAGCATTTTGTGAAAACAATGGAACGATGATATTGACATTTACACCGCCCAATTGAGCCAATGCATTAACGATATCGGCGGCCAGGGTAGCTCCACGAGTACCACCAGTCAAAAATACTGGGGCAGCCATAGCAGCCGGTAGACCAGCAAACACTAGTGGGATGAATTGCAACGCAGTAGAAGTCGACAGTGCTTGTTGGAAAGCATAGGCCGCATTCTTAATCCGTCCAGGTTGATCGCTTGCGCCAGTGGCTGCGATTCCAAGAGCCGATACTTCATCAAGTGCGCTAGGAGGAAGCGAAGAAGCTGCAGGAATTGCAGTAGCAGAATAACCAGTTTGTGTGCTGATGTAGCTGGCCAAAGCGCCAATGGTGGTGAATTGGGCAAGAGGAATGCTTAAGTTAGCACCAGAACCACCAACAACAGTGGTAGATAGAGTCGTACCGTTAATGGTCAACGTTCCAGTCAATCCAGCATATCCAACTGTTAATGCAACAGCTGCATTGGCATCTAGTGTTTCATTTAAACCAGTAGAAGAATTGATAATTTTAATTTCAACAGAGGGTTCTTGTGAAGAAACCAACAGTTGGGCAGAAAGACCCAATGCGGCCAAGTCACCAGGGCTAGAATCGATTAGTTCAAGAGATTTACCATAACCTCGGCTATTTGCACCAGCATCTGTGGCGAGCGAAAGTTCGATCGTGTTAGCGGCAACACCGGCAGAAGCTACTATGCTGGGCAGAGAAGCTGCAGAGAATGCTGCATTCAAAGAACTAACGAGGGTAGCTACGTTGGTGATCGTTCCCATGGGTGTGATCAAAGTAGCAGCGCCACCGTCTAGTCTAACAGAGAAAGAAGCGCCAGAAAGTCCAGTATACGAGCTAATGGTTGTTCCAGTAACGGAAGGACCAGCCTCTAAAGCGGTATTAGTAATTTGGTATTGATAGTTATTACCAGGGATACCGAAGTTTTGGTCTTCGATTGTTCCATAACCACCAGCAAGTGCGGCAGAAGCAGCAGTTCCAGTATTGGTTTTGATAATATAAATCTGATTAGCCGAACCAGTAATATCTGCGTCGTTTGAAGGAGCAGCTAGAGCTGTGAAGGCGTCCACAATGGGGCCGCTAACATATTTTTGTTGTACTTGCTGAAGCTGAGCAGGCGTAAACACATTGTTCTTTAAAACAGTGCTTTCGTAGCTTGCGCCGCCTGTAGCTTCTCCGAAAATAGCAACGATTCCAGATTGTCCAAGAATCACAGGTTGACTTTGAACCGTGATATTTGGGTACGCTCCCGGAATGTTGGTATTAATAAAGCTTGTAACCAATCTTTGAGCCATTTGATTTCTCCTTAATTATCTAATCTTCTTCAATCCAAAGTGGTTTAGACCAGCTTCAAATTGTTCAGGTTCATCCAATTTCGAGGA